CAAGGAATTTTTCCTTAAGTCGTTTACCATCCTTTGCACTTCCTCCAACGATACTTCCGATTTTGGAATCTCCTGCTCCATAAAGGAAAGCGTATATGAAAGTCTTTGCTTGGTCTCTAGTTTCAAGGCCGCTAGCCAACTGATTTGCCGTGTGAATATCTCCTGTGAGAATTTCATTTGTATAGCCCTCGTCATTCATGTAATGTGCAAGCATCCGTAACTCAAGACCGCTTGCGTCCATACCTACAAGTTTGTAACCTTCTGGTACTGTCCATACGTCCCTGCACTGCTTACCGTAAGGAGAGTAAACTGCAGGTACTTGACCCATGTTAGGACTGGAATGAGTCATACGTCCTGTCACTGCTCCGTTAGGATTAACGTAGCCATGTACTCTACCATCCTCTTTAACAGCCTCTAACCAACTCTGAACCTGAGCCACACGCTTCTGTATCATAAGATACTCAGCTATCAAAGCGGCCTGTGGTATGCCCTTCACTGTACCTAGCACTGCCTCATCAACGATGGCCTGTCCTGTCTCAGTGAATTGCTTAGGTTTCCATCCATAATACTGGAGGTGTCTGCCTATCTGCTGTCTTGAACCTAGATTAAACACAGGGAAATCTATGCGACTAAAGGGTGCTACCGCTTCCTCCCAGTTATCACCAAGAAACTTGAGTCCAACAACCGATTGCGTACCATCCTTCTTAAACTTGGGCGTAATCTCTTTGACAAATGTCGGTAACGGTTTGAAAACCTGATGCACTTCATCTTCAAGGTCATTCTTTTTCTCCTTTAATGTAGCCAGTAAATGATAAGCTTTCTCTTGGTCTAAGAGCCACCCCTGTTTAATCTGCTGAGTAACAATGCTTTGTACTTGATGCTCAAGATCAATACTTTCAGACTCAAAGCCTCTAAGCTCAGAAAGTAATCTCTGGTACACCAACGCATTAACTCTAACGTCCTGTATGCAATACTCCAACATATCATACGAAAAAACATCCCAAACATTATGATCTCCTTTGGGGCAATTAAGTATAGAACCCCAGTTATCTAAGGAATGACCACCCTCTCTTGACGGATTAGCTAGTCGGGACATTACCAGTGTGTCAGTTATTTTACACTTGCTAAAGTCTACCGCTAGTAGTTTTTCCAGTACAGGTATATCATATCCTATAAGGTTGTGACCAATTAGTTCGCACTCGTCCTGCAGTTGTAACCAAGTTATAAATTCAGGTAGTCTATCTCCCGACCAAGTTAAGGAATCATCGTGTCCTAGCTGTCGCACAACAATACACCATACTGTATCAGGGTCAAGGCCGTTGGCTTCAATGTCAAGTACAAACTGTTTCATAATTAAAACTCCGATTCTTCACCCATAGGGCAACTAGTTTCAATCATCCGACCTGTCTCTTTATCATAGTAAAGGTAACAAGCCGCACCAGTGAGTCCAACAAATCTGTTCTTGAGTACACGAACTGTTGTGGTGTTCCGTGTCTCAGGGTCAGCGTGTTGCTGATCTCGTTCAAGTCCAATGACCATATCACTTAGCTGTGCAATAGCCGCTGAACCACGTAGTTCTCCTAAACTAATCTTACCACCATCTTCATGTGCCTTTGAGCCGCTAGGTCTACGCAAGTGTGATACTAGGAATAGCCCTACACCTGTCTCTTGAACTAGCTTTCTAAGGTTAGTCATAATGCTGTCGATGGCTTTACGCTCGTCCCCATTGTCCTGATCGCTGACCACAATGCTTAGGTGATCAAGGATGATCCACTTGCAGTCCAACCCTTTAGCCATATAACGTATGCGCCCAAGTAGGTTGTCCTCATTAGTAGAACCCCAGTGATCAAACATATAGATGCGCCCAGAGCCTAACGTCTTATCCCAATAACTCTTCTTCTCTTCCTCAGAGATAGTCTGGTTAAGATGTAGTTGCTTCTCAGCTTCAATGGACATGATGCCTAATGCTGTCTTAGGTATGTCCTCTTCCAACGCTAGGATGCCTATGTTGTCCTCCGTAGCACCTAGCAAGTAATGCTCTAACTCACGTACCATCTGAGACTTACCCATGCCGCTACCACTAGTGATTGTGACTAACTCACGAGGACGGAAGCCATAGGTGTACTCATTCAGACAAGCCCAAGGATAGGGTATGGACTTGACATCGGATTGCTTGATGATTAAATCCCAAGTCTCATTACCTGCAATGATTCCATCAGGCTGATATGACTTAGCGTTCCACCACTCACGAACAAAGGCTGTGACCTTGTTAGCCTTGAGCATATCCCCTGCGTCCTTCATGGACAATACGACATTCTTTGCCTTGTTAGGGGTGAACAAATCAAGGACAGACTTAGCCGCCAACTGTCCTGCTTTATCTGCNTCAAAACAAATGACTACGTTCTCAAAGGACTCTAACCACTCAAGGTTTTCTTTAATGTCTTTTGATGCTCCGCTTGAGCCACTTCTAATGGAGACAACAGGCCACTTTCCGTCAAACATTTCGTGAACTGCAAGTGCGTCTGCCTCGCCCTCTGTGACCGTAATGTACTTACCGCCACCCTTGAAAGCCTGTTGACCGAACAACCCAACATTATTAAATTCTCCTGTAGCATAAAAGTTCTTGTTGTCCACAATGCGTACCTTAGTGCCTAACACTGCACCTGAGTCCTTGTCGTGGTATGGGTAGTGATGTTTACTGACCTTCCCATCAGGGGCAAACTCAACGGTGACTCCGTACTTCTTAGCCACCTCTTGGCTTATTCTCCTGTCAGGGATTGCCGCTACTGTTCCTGTCATTTCCAAATGCCTCGCTTTTCTTTGTGTTGCTTGTTCTATAACCTGACCGTTACCTTTCTCGTAGTAGTCACAACCACCTGAAAAACAGGTGGCGTGACCATCGGAGTACCTCGCCAAGTTATCCTTTGAGCCACACTTGGGGCATGGCTCATGTCGGACAAACGAGGATGTCATTTAGAAGTCCTCTCCACCAGTATCTTCAGCTTGCTCTAAGACCTTGATCTTGTTGAGATAGACTGAAGTACCGTGTACAGGATGAGGCTGTCCCTCTGCATACAGGACACGAACCTTAGACCCTCTGCCAATACGTCCCTTGAATGAACCTCCTTCTGCATCAAGCACAGGGACACTGTACTTAGTTGAGAACTTCCGTTGCTTTGCGCCTTCATACTCACGCAACTTAACGCCTTTGCCTTCCAACTCGTCAGCAGTTGAATCGTCCAAGGTTAGGACAACAGAGAACTTACCTGTTGATTGACCCTGATACATCTCATGTTCTTCCAAGTTTTCAAACGCTAATAGACCTTCTAATACTGCCATAGTTACTACCTCTTTTTTCTAGCTTAGTGAATGACCCTTATGTATAACTTTTGTAACTTGTTATAACTTAAGAATCGTTTGGTTAATACTATAATTATATATTAAATATTTTCCTTTAATACATAAGTATAGTATAACATGAATTAGGGCATAACCTTAATCATTCAAAGTTATACCCATTATTCATCAAATCAATACTACTATTGCTCCTCCATGTCCGCTAGGAATTCAAAGGGATTGACACCACCATCAAGAATGATCTGCATAGGGCTATCTGTCGTTGCCTCATTGGATGCTGACAGACNCAATAGCCTCTCTTCTCTTCCTTGCTAACAGTCTTGTCCAAATGTAACAGCTTGTTAGCCTCAATGGACATAATCCCTAAAGCTGTCTTTGGGATGTCCTCCTCCAAAGCTAGGATGCCTATGTTGTCATCAGTAGCCCCAAGTAAGTAATGCTCAAGCTCTCTGACAATCTGAGACTTACCCATTCCTGATCCTGACGTAATGGTGACTAGCTCCTTCCTACGAAAACCGTGGGTCATCTCGTTGAGACAATTCCAAGGATACAGGATGGACTTAACATCAGCCTGTTCCATGATCATGTCCCAAGTGTCACTGCCTGACACAATGCCGTCGGGTTGATATGTCTTAGCGTTCCACCACTCCCTAACAAAACCAGTGACCTTGTTAGCCTTGAGCATATCCCCTGCATCCTTCATAGGCAAGGTGACATTCTTAGCCTTGTTGGGGGTGAATAGATCAAGTACAGCTTTGGATGCCTCCTGTCCTGCCTTGTCATTGTCAAAACAAATTACTACGTTCTCAAAGGATTCTAACCACTCAAGGTTTTCTTTAATGTCCTTTGATGCTCCGCTTGCGCCACTTCTAATGGAGACAACGGGCCATTTCCCGTCAAACATTTCGTGAACGGCAAGTGCGTCTGCCTCGCCCTCTGTGATCGTAATGTACTTACCGCCACCCTTGAAAGCTTGTTGACCGAACAACCCAACATTGCCGAACTCCCCTGTTGCATAAAAACTCTTGTTGTCCACAATGCGAACCTTAGTGCCCGTAGGTGTACCTGAGTCCTTATCGTGGTATGGATAATGGTGCTTGACAATTTGCCCCTGAGCATTGTACTCAACCGTCACGCCATATTTTTGTGCTATGGCTTGGCTGATACGCCTGTCAGGGATTGCCGCTACTACTCCTGTCATCTCTAATCGCCTCGTTATACTTGGTGTTACGTTTACAACTTGACCTGTACCCCTCTCGTAGTGGTCACAACCGCCTGTAAAACAAACGGCGTGACCATCGGAGTACCTTGCTAGGTTGTTCTTAGAGCCACACGCAGGGCATGGCTCATGTTTAACAAAGGTAGATGACACTGCTAAAAATCCTCTCCACCAGTATCTTCCGCTACCTCTAAGACCTTGATCTTATTAAGATAGGTTGAGACACCATGTACAGGATGTTCCTGACCCTCAGCGTACAACACACGCACCTTAGACCCACGACCTATGCGACCTTTAAAGGGTGAACCCTCAGCGTCCAAGACAGGTACATCGTACTTAGTGCTGAACTTGCGTTGTTTGACACCTTCATACTCTCGCATCTTAACACCCTTAGCTGACAGGTCTCCCGCTGTCTCATCATCTAATGACAACACCACGGAAAATTTACCAGTTGATTGGCCCTGATACATTTCGTGTTCATCAAGATTCTCAAACGCTAATAAACCTTCTAATACTGACATATTATATTTCCTCTATCGTTGGTTGTGATCCTATACTTAAGGATCGTTTGGTTAATACTATAATTATATATTAAATATTTTCCTTTAATACATAAGTATAGTATAACATGAATTAGGGCATAACCTCAATCATTAAAAGTTATACCCATTATTCATCTAATAAATACTACTCTCCTGTTATGTAAAAACTAAAATCACAATCCTCACCAAAGGAAATATACTTTTGTTCAGTCTTTACAACCTCACTCAGCACATAACCGTAGTCTGGGTGTTTCATAACCTTGCCATTTTTGTGCTTCTTTGGAGCATGGATACGTTTAAGATATGATATTGTCGGATACTCCTCTAGCTGATTATAACAGTCTAGGTCAAAATCATATTTCTTTTTGATGTATTCCTCTATCGCCTCTAACACTTCATATTGACATAGTTTAATTTCCATTACTGTTCCTCCATATCCGCTAGGAATTCAAAGGGATTTACAAGGTCATCAAGAATGATCTGCATAGGGCTGTCTGTCGTTGCCTCATTGGATGCTGACAGGCAATTACTGCACAACTCTGAGTAGTCACCTGTTGCTCTGTCAATCTTCCTCATCTCAAACTCATTCATTATAACGTCACACGCTTTGCATCTACTCATGGCTAAAAGCCCTCTTATGTTGGTCTAAAAACTCTTTGGCTGTCAGGGT